CCTCCATATTTGGCATGGCAAGTAGCTGCATACCGCCTAAAGTTTGCAAATCGCCCCCACTTTCTAAAGTTTGGTAGGTGTAACCCTCTTTAAGCGTGTACGCGTAGGCAAAGCTATCTAATGTAAAAGTTGAGTTAGCTAAAAGGGTGGGTAAATCTCGAAAAATAAAGTTGACATTACCCGTGCCGCCACCGCTGATTTCAATATTGCCGCCACCCAACAGAGTAACACCATTTATTGTCCGAACATTAGTGCCTGAAATTAAAGTAGACTGCTTTGAGTTGAGCGCGTTTTGCAAGTCTGTTTGGTTGCTGAGTGTTCCCGTAATATTACCCCAGCTTGTAGCTTCGCTACCACCACCAAAGCTGTCGCGGTACTCCTGAACAAATTTTGTTTTTGCAAGGCTGTCAAGCGCTAAACTATCAGCTATTCTTAAAGCTGGGAAATATTCTGGAGTGCTTCTTTCTGGTGGCCACGGTGATGTTTGAGCCTTTAGACCCAAAGTCAAAAGGCAAATCGCGCCTACTGTTATTATTTTTTTCATAATTTATTTAATTTTGCTGCTGTAAAAAACTCGTCTAAGTTTATCCCTAGTTGCAAGGCCATTGCTTTTAAAGCGCCTGTTCTTTTGTCCCAAAAAGTAGCGTTATTCCACCATATTTTTAGATTTTCATTTACGCCATTCTCAATAACCCCATCAACCGTTGCAAGTAAACCGCGCTTATTTAGCTCGGCCTTAGCCTCTACATTAGTGATTCTAAATTCTAACATTTGCTCATCGCTAAATGTAATATGATACTTATCGCCTATTAGTTCGCAAGTGTTATACTTTAAAGCCTCATCCCCTATACTTTCTAAGTAACTTGGTAGGTCAGGCACATACGCTCCATTTTTTAATATTTTATCTACTATCATGATTATGGTATTGAAGTTATGGCATCCCCCTGAACAGAGTAGCCCTGTATGTCCCAGCCAGCACCCGCACCAAAACCCACTCGTGTAAAATTGTTTACCCCTAAAGTTTTGTTAGCTCTATAAGCCACGTAACCCTCTAACATTATTGTTAATTGACTTCCTGTCTTCCCGTAACTAATAACCATTCTTTTTTGCTCATGTTGCCAAGAAGATACGAGTTGACTAAATACGGTAGTCGTTACTGAGCTAACGGTTTCTTTTACAAGAATTTGACTAGAGCCAAGCTCTACCGTTATATAATTATTTGCATCTACCACAAAGCCCAAGTAAGCAGAAAGGCCAAAGCCAGCTCTAATAAATGCCTCTATTCTTATAGCACTATTTTGACTTGCTGCGTTAGTAAAAGCGTAGGTGCTTGAAAAGTCACCTATCGCGCCCGCGCTAGTTTGCCCAGTTAACGGGCTTGCGATATTACTGCCGTAAAATATGCCTGCATTAGAACCGCTATTAGCTGCGCCAAAAGCTTTTAAACCATTAGCAATGCTCGCTGCACTTGCCGCTGATGCAGTTGCGCTATTCGCGGCATTGGTTTCGCTTGTAGCCGAGCTACTAGCGCTTGCCGTTGCTGAACTAGCTGAATTAGCGGCATTACTAGCGCTCGTTGCTGCGTTGGTTTCACTCGTAGAAGCATTACTAGCTGAACTAACAGCATTGTTTTCACTTGTTGCTGCATTGTTTTCAGAAGCTAAAGCAGCACTTGCACTTGCAGCAGAATTAGCTTCAGCATCACCTATTGAGTTAACTGCGTCTGTTGCAGTTGTTGCAGCAGCATTTGCACTATTAGCACTATTTACAGCACTAGTTGCAGAATTTGATGCATTACTTGCAGCATTACTTGCAGCAATAGAACTTGCTGCTGCATTATTTTCACTAGCTTTTGAGTTAGTCTCACTAGCTTTTGCATTAGTTTCACTTTCTTCAGCATTTACTTTTGATTGTAATGCTGAAGTAGCTGAACTAGCAGCATTAGTTTCTGAGGTTTGTGCATTACTTGCATTTATATTAGCTGCTGTTGCAGAGTTTTGTGCATTTATAGAATATGTTTTAGCAGCATCTCTAAACTCTTTAGCTTCTGAATCAAGAAAAGTATTTCCTAATTCTATAATATATATTTCATTACCTGCTAAATATTCACCTACATTTAAAACGCCATCACTTTGTAATGTTGTTGAAGACCTACCTATAATATTATCACCATCAAAATCACCTCTGAAATATTGCTTTATTGTAGTTATACTTTTTCCAGCAAAACCAGCGTATGTTAAAAAACCGTTTTCGTCAACAGTTATCACATCAGTTTTAGTTGTAATAACGTCACCAGTTACAAGATTTGAAATATCACTAATACTCTTATCAATCAATTTAATAAGAGGTATAGATATAGGTATTTTAGAATTTAAAGGTGTATACTTTTCTTCAGCATACTCAATAAACTTTTTTAAGCTTTGTTCTTTATTTATAAAATCAACATCCGTCATATTATTTATTTATTAGATGATTGTTTAGCTTGTTTTAATTTTTTATCTTCTAGTTTCATTTTATCTCCATGTTCTTTTTTCTTTTGTTCTAGAGTTTCAGAATGTGTTTTATTTTTATAATCAAGCTCTTTATTAAACTTATAAAAATCTTGAAGTTTTTCTTCTGGACTAGTAGAATTAGAAATTAAAATTTTTGTTTCATTATCTCTAATATTTTTACGTTCATCTAAAGCTAGTTTATCTTGCTCTAATTTACTATCTGCTTGCATTTTAGCCATCGCTACTTCATTTTGCTTATCAGATTGTTTTCTAGCTTCTAACTGTGCTTCACTTGTTGAACGATTAATAATGTTTTTCATTTCACTTAATGAATCAGTCATGTAAAGATTTATAATATCATTAAACGTTGCTTGACCAGCACTTAATGCTGCTTCAGCCATACGTTTTATATTTTGTTCAATTTCTTGAGTTTTACTAGATGCTGTAATTAATATACCTAAATCAGCTGTAGTAAGTAATTCAGGGTTTACATTTAATGTAGCTATAGATTCTGTATCTAATATATACTGTAATTTTTTAGGATTATCCTTATACGCAATCGCACAAGTATTTAAAAATGCTTCCAAAGCATCTAATTTAAATTCTTCGTGTTCAGCAAAAAACCATTCAGTAATATGAGAAGATTGTGTTACAGAGCGTTCAACACCACCTAAAGTTTCTCTATTAGATATTTGACCCATACGTTGTTCAGAAACACCTGTAACTTCAGTCATTTCTCTTTTAATAAATTCAAGCAACATAATATGTTGTTGAATATTTTGTCCTTGGTCTAAATCTAAATAACCTTTAGATGCGTTGTTTAATCCACCTGCGAGTTTACCTGTAGAAGCACCTTTTTGTCCTTCTTTAAAACTATCTTTAACAGCGATTTTCATTTTCTTTAAATAATGAAACCACTTTTCAATTCCCCAACCATTAGGTATGGAAGCAAAATCTACTTCTAATATTTTACCTTGGTTAGCTGCTAATAACTCATTTAACCTGTGATGAACCACATCATATAAATAAAGGTAATTTTTAACTTTACCCATTAATGAAACAGCTCTCGAAGAGTTAAATGAATATGTTTTACCTACAATTCCAGGATGAGCATATGCAGGATTTTCAATACTTCTAAATTGTATTTCTTTAGGTTTACAATCAACATATATATCACTACCTATTTTAGTAGCTTGATACCATTCGTTAACCCATATAGTTTTATATGTTTCACCTTCGTCTTTTTTAACTATATAATCTTCTGGAAAAATATCTTTTTGTTCGTCACCAAACTTATCAAAATAAGTTACATATTTAACTTTTTTCCAACCTCTCCAATAAACACGTAATACTCTAACGTTACCTGTAACATCATAATCATTAGTTAAATTATAACCATGTTGTTGTGCAACACCTATTACATTATTTACTTTTTCAATATCTGAATCAGAGTTATCTAAAAAATTAGCATTTACACTTAATCTATCTCTATAACTCTTATTTACAAAAGGGTCACCATCATCAGATGAACCAAAACCTCTATCAAGTTTTTGTAAATCATTATTATTTAAATCATTATAATAATGGTCAATAATTCTACCAGGACTCCAAAAATCATCCAGAATAATTAAGTCAGCATCTTGAACTTTATTAGAAAAACCACTCCTAACCCAAAATATTTTCTTTGGGTCTATCTTAGTTAACACTGGTTTATTACCAACAATATTACATTCGGCATATTCTTCAGCATTAATTAAAACATCCTTAAAACAGTTATTAAATAACCTATCGAAACGTTGTTCTGTAAAATGATGTTTCAATAATCTATTAGAAAGCTTTTCTCTTTTATCTTGAAAAGAACTAACTTTCTTATCTAATTTTTTTATTTCTTCGTCTATCTCTTCTTTACTTCTATTTTTAGAAATAATTCTTAATATCTCTTCTTTAATTAAAGCATTAAGTTCTTCTTCTTTTTCAGAAATAGCATCGTTATTAGTTACAACAGCTTTCCAATCAAATCTACGTTTAGATTCTTCACCTATTAAAACTTCTATTCTAGGATTAACAATTGGATAATGTTGTATTCTATCAGGCATAGTTGTATCATCATCAATAGAAGAAGGATTAACTGTCCTCTCCATATCTTCGATATCTACTATACCATTATATAAATTTGTGTTTATTATTTTTTCAGCATACGAACTTCTAACACCTTCATCATAAAAAAAACCAGCACCAACTACAGATTCAATTGCGTTTCTGTACCACGTTTTGGTTTTTTTACTTTTAGGAATTTTTTGCGCTGGAAAATTAGCAAAAGAACTATTCATAAATATTTATAGTTTACAGTACTATATCAATTAATATTGTACATAAGTTTACGAAATTCTAATTTTAATAATTTTTAAAAAGAATCTTATAACTAATTTTTATTAAAAAACTCATCATTAGCTAAGTCTACATAGCTATCTTCATTTTGATAATGTTCTTTATATTTTAACATTTCTTCTCTTTGAATCATTACCATACCCATAGCAGAAACTCTATCAAAGTTACCATCTTCATTCCATGCAATTGCTTCTTTAATATAACCAATACTTCTTATTTGTCTTAAATTATTAGAATCTTCTTTTACACCAGATTTACTCAACATCCAATCTCTTTGTAAACTTCTACCTAATTTATTATTACCTTGAGTTGGTACAGTACCTTTTGCCTTATTACCATAGTTTTCTCTTTTAGTTGCACCATCAACACCTTTTAAAAACGTAGGATTATTAGCTAATAGATGTAAACAATGGTGTCTATCAAAGTAAGCAAATAAACCTTTATTCTTATTTTCATAATTAATAATAGCATTATAATATAAACCTAACCTCCTAACAATTTCATAAAAATCATTTGCAAAATCAGGTCTACCTGTATATTCAGCTACTATTTCATCTGTCCACAAATCAAATATAAAACAAGAACCTAATGAAGTACCAGTATCATCATCATAAGGGTCAACACCAATTATATATCTATTTTGAGCTGGTTTACCATTATTTTGTTCTACTGGTTTTTTAAATATTTCAATACACCCCTTCTTATCTTTTTTAGATGATATATTATAATTTCTAAGTGGTATTTTATCTTCTAAAACAAACTCGACTTTATCAGATAACATAGCTAACCTACCATTATAATGAGGTGCTACAAACTTATCTAAAGATGGTTCTATGTCAGATAAATAATCTTTTAAATCAGCAATAGGAAACATATTACCTTCAACACGCATTACTGCTTCTTGTGGTGTAATAGACCTATCTGCTTTTTCTTGAGTTACAACAGATGGTTGTGTAGTGGATTTAATTACTTCTAATCTAGCATAAAATATTTCAATAAGTGCTTTTATTACATCTGAATTACCATTCTTATCATAACAACCCTCACGATTCATATATTCACCACAATAAAAAGCACATCTACCTTGACCTTTTGTTTTATCAAATACATTACGTAATGAATGAACTCTAAAACCAGAGCTTTCATAAAACAATTTTTCTAAACCTTCAAAAGCTGCACCAACTGTTCCACCAGTACCAAAAGCAATCATTAATCCAAATACAAGTTTACCTTGTTCCATAGAAGGTCTAGCAATACCCCAAACTCTCAATAAGTCTAAATATCTACCAGCTTCTTCTAATAATATAGCTTTACCTCTTTTACCCCTTGCTTTCTCTGGGTTATTTTGAGTAGTTAAACCA